CGAAATGATACCCTTCCCCACGCGGTCTGTCAGGTCCAAGCGAAGTCGGGGCTGATTTTTCCAGGTCGGCACGAATCGCCAGCGGAAGCATTTGCTGGAATTGTGCCGTGTGTCTGTCGGGCATCCGGTTGAAATCCAGTTCCACAGCCATCAAGCAAGCCTCGACAATCAACTGCGAAAGCGTCTCGCCACCCACCGGATACTGATTCGTAGCGTCGATCATCGTCGGGCGAAGGATCATCGGAACCCGTAGGACATAAGCCGCATCCGGCGTCGGATACAAGGCCAACCGCTTCCTCGAACCCACCGTGGGATCGAATTCCACCGTCCGCACCGAATAATAGCAGGGACGGTCGTAATACGGGTCGTCCTGCTGTTTCGTGCGAATGTATTGGTCATCCCGCTGCCGAACGGGTGGATACAATTCGTTCTGGTCCGGGTAGTAAGTCAGGTCACTGTCACCGGAAATCGCCTCGAACGTGTCCGCAAGAGGAATCTCAGGTCGTCCCAGTTCATACGTCGAAGCCGCCGCCACCGTCACCGAGGTGTCGTCCAGCGTGATCTGCGAATCACTGTCGCGGGTGTTGATGGAGTAGTAGCTGTTGGAAACCTTCAGAATCCCTTGTGCCGCCCAACTCGGCCAGGTTCCCGTCACCAAGGTCACAACCCCGGAAGCAATCGTCACCGTTCCCGTCGTGTACGGCGCTGTGGTCGAGATGTCTTCCACCGGACGGAAGAATGACCAGTTGTGGGCAGAATAGACATAGTGTAATCCGTCCCGAATACACTGAAGTACATCAGTCGTCTGATCCGTGCTGAAGCCGGAACGAATCCCGAACAGTTCATGCCCAACCCGCTCCAGCAGGCTGTTGTAGCTGGCAAGCATCCCGAAGTCGTCCGAGATGGCAGGCAGATCGAATTCGACGTAGATCGTGTCTCCGTCGTAAACGAACTCGAAATACGCCGTGTACGCGACGTTCACCAGGGCAGACAGGGTGTATTCGTAAACCCCCGTCGATGATTCGGTGAGCGCGGTCCCATCGGCAACCACCACCGCGTCGGTGTCGTTTCGCTTGATTCCGTAGGTTCCAGTCGGGTCTGAGAGTTTCGCGGTCGTGGCGCTCGTAAGAGTCCCACCAACCTTGAACGTCTGGGAAATTGTCCTGTCAGGCATCACTGACCTCCGTTTCATCGAAGACGAAGATGACATCATCATCGTTCGTCATGGAGAATTGAATTAAGCGGTTGGCGTCTACATTGACCCCCTCCGATCCTCTCGTGAAGCAGTTCGCTTCGATGGTGATTGTCGCACCGACTCCACTGGGGCTGGAACTTGGAGACGATGACGAACTCGAAGACGGCGACGACGAGACGGACGCGGAGGGGGAGGAGGATGAACTAGCGGACGGCGAAGAAGACGGTGAAGGGCTAGAGGAAGGACTGCTCGACGGTGATGACGACACCGACGACGACGGCGAACTACTCACCGACGAGGACGGCGAGGACGAAACCGACGACGACGGGCTGGGGCTACTTGACGGAGACGAACTCGCCGAACTCGATGGTGATGAGGAAGGCGATGACGATACGCTGCTCGACGGCGACGGAGAGCTTGAAGGACTCGAACTTGCCGACGAGGAAGGCGAAGAAGAAGGTGAAGGTGAACTTGATGGCGAACTTGAAGCCGATGACGACGGTGACGATGAAGGCGAAGGTGAACTCGACGGCGACGATGACGCACTACTCGACGGTGAGGAACTTGCCGACGATGAAGGACTTGATGAACCAGCCGCCGCCGCTGGAGCAAATGCGACTGTCCCGGCAACCCAGTTTTCAGCTAGGGCGACAGACCAAACACCAGTTCCAGAAGAACCCGCGCTTGCTTGCTCGATTGACGCCATCGCCTCTTCCGGGCGACCGCCGTTGTCAGGGTCTTCGTTCCATTCTTCCGTGTGGCTCGAAGGGACCGTGACCGGTTCATACGGAGACGAAGATTGGTCGAGAGCTACGAAACGACACACCAATGTATCGGCAACTGTGGTCGTCACACTGGGACATGTCGGTGCAGTGGAACTACCCGTGCTTGGCGTCGCTGCGACGTCAACGATGTCAGAAGAATCGCCACCGGTAATCCTTCCGATACTGCCTGAACACCTCGGCGTACCTGAAGAGAAATTGACCGTATAACTCGCTGGTTCCGATCCGCCTGCCTTTTTCTTCAGGACCGTACCGCGAATTAGTGTCTGTAGTGCGCTATAAACCTCCGTGAATCCCGTACACGTAGCGTCTACGTCTGCACGTGTCACGACATGGATAATCAGCCAATCGCCTTCTACTGTCCCAGAAGGCTTGGTCAATTCCAGAGACGCAGCACCAGCATCGCTGTGATTTCCGCTTGTTGATGCAACGACAGGCGCAGCCATATTGGTTTACTCGATCGAGGAAATAACAGCGGCGAGAGTTGTTCTAATCCCAGCGGTTTGAGTAGGCGTGAATGTGCGAATCGATGTTCCGCTCGTGTTCGCCACAAGCGACTCCTTGAGAATGAAGCCACCCGATGCCGGGAACGCGGTTTCAATAGCCGTGATCGCAGCGGCAATCGCAGTTCGCATCGCACTGAAGTCCGCAACGACGTCATACCCTTGATCGTTGAATTGGTCTTTCGCGTACTGAGCAATCCCCGAAACCGCCGCGACATCGGCGAATACAGAGTCCGCATTGATCAGATCATCGCGAATCGCCAATGCGACTTCGGCTGACGTGTCCCCTGCCGCCATTTGATTATTGACGTTCGTTGTTCGTGTCTTCAGTCGAGACGCAACCCCAATCGCTCTCTGAAGTGCGGTAGCTTGATCACCCGCTGAAGCCGGAAATGCCATGATTCCACCTCGTGTGACATGGTCAACAAAGCGGACATTGTCCGGTTTGTTGACTAGAGAAAACGCCCCGGCGCGGCTACAAGGAATCACCGCACCGGGGCAGGACAGGCTTACATCAATTGGGCGCAGGCCCACCAGTCGAGATTGACTGTTAAGGCGGTGTCGCCTGCGGAGTCCTTGATTCCGAAGATCGGTGCGAGAAGCACGTCATCCGGGAAGGTGGCCGCGTCGATTTCCGCAGTCGTCAAACGTGCGGGCGTCAGGTTCCCACCGGGAAGGACGTTATCGACGTAGAACTCAACCTTCTTCGGATGAGCACGATACCGGAATCCGACCTTCACGTAGGTCGATGCAACTGCGGTCACCAGCGAATCCAGCTTGGTCTTGGTCGCACCGTCTTGGTACGTCTGACCGTCAGCTTTGTAAGCACCGTCCCAATTCGCTCCCTCTGCCGCCAATTTGACGAAACCGAGGAAGTTCTTGTCGGCCAAAGCGTCAGAATCAGTGAAGAACAAGTCGGTCGTGATCATATCGGCTTGGCCTAGACCAATACCGATATTCCACTTAGCGGCGGTGATCGCCGAAACCGACAGGCGTGCCTCGAAGACGAGATCGTTATCCGCAAGTTTGAAGGGTGCGGACAATGTCCCACCCCACTTGAGGATAACTTCGTCCTCTTGGGTATCCCCGGCGAGAGTTGCCGCCAGAATTCCCTTCTCGGTCGCCGTGTCTGCCGCCAACGCCAATGAGCCACCAGAGGTCACCAGATTGGCATACGGACCCACGAGAGTCGTGGCATTGAAGGTGTGGAAGTTATCGAAGAACCCGAAGGCGGGATTCCCGCTTGGTGTCTGCCAATAAGTTCCGTTCGGTCCCATCGCCATCGGAGGCGCGAAACCCTTCCAGAGGCGACCCGAAAGCAGCCTGGAATCAAAGTCGTCGAAAGTCAGCAAAGGCATTTCTCTATCCTTTTCAAAAAAGCGGGATTACCCAGCCAAGGGTGGGCGTTGTCCCTGTGAAACACCGGGGCGACTACATCGCCGCCCCGGTTGCGAAGTTCCTAGGTGGTTTCAGTGACGGTTTCCGTGCAGTAGCCACGGAAGTTGGCCCGCCGGTTGTAACACACCAACTGCAAGGAATCGTCCATCGCCCGAACGCGCACGTTGCTCATTTCGGGGTGCTGGTACGGCTTCCGTTTGCGCTGTGATCGACCGCTCGCGTAGTAGCAATCGAACGTATTCCAGTCCACGCCCAGGATGATTCCATCAGTACGAGCATTCTCGCTGGCGGAATTCGTCCAGGCAGGAACCCAAGTCATCGGCACACCACGGATGAAGACCGAACCGCTATGTGCGGCCAGGTCGTCCTTGATGTTGTCGTTACCCAACTGAAGCAATCGACGGGCTTCCGCAACGCGACTGTGCGTCGTGAGAAGTTCCCAACGATGGTTTCCTTCGGGCTTGATGTCCGACCGGCTTACGGGAGGCATGAACGTGCAGAGGTCCATCGAATTGATGACCTTCTCCACGAAGTCGTCCCGGTCCACGGTCGTGTAGGGGAACGTGCGGTTCCGCCACTGATCGTAGGTCGTGCAGGAAATTCCGCCGACACCGGAAGAACCCCAACCCACAGGTTCGAAACCGTCGAATCCCTCTTCCGAGTTGTTCTCGGATGTGGAATCGTCGGTCGCGGTGATCCACCACAGCAGCGACACTGGCGGGAACGGTGATTGCGTCGGGCTGGACGGGCCAGGACCGAACATCAAGTTCTCCATCCCTTCGAAGAAGTCCTGCATCAAGCCTTGCTCTTGGAGATTCATGTAATTCACGATCTCGTCAGCGCCTTGCTTGAAGATTTCCTCGTCGATGTCGTAGTGGTAGTTCGTGGTCGTCAAGCCCCACTTCAACGAACCCTCATCGAGCACGTTGACGCGATCGGACGAATCACGGTGGTACAGACCCACAACCTGAAAGTTGCTGTTGTTCCGCACCTTGATCTTCCACTTCGCCTGAGAAGTGGACATTTGCCGCTTCGTACCCTTGTCGAAGATACGGGAAGCGAAGTAATACTTTTGCAGCGGCGAGGAAATATCCTGCCACTTACCCATCGGGTACTTTTGCAGATACGATGCGACAAAATCATCAATCTGCTCAATGCCTAAAGCCATTGTTACTCCTTATGAAGTCACCCGGCTTGATGCTCCAGTTCTTTGTAATACTGGCGCATTTCCTCTTCGAGCGTTTGAGGCGGATCGGTGGGTCGCGTCTGCGCTCCGCCAAGCCGACTATTCGCCTGGGAAGAAACCTTGCGGGTGTGGTTTTTGATAAGTCGTTTGTCGTACTCTTCGGGAAAGAGTGACCGGGCAACACGCTCCACAAGAGCATCCTGATCGACCGTCCTTCCCATACGCTCCATCACTTCAAGCTCGACCTGAACGTGGTCGTGCAGGTCCGCGCGTCGTTGAAGTTCCGCCGCGCTTTCCTCTCCGGTCTTCCCGAACAACTGCGAGAATTGCAGGCTGTCCACACTACGATCAAACCGCTCCTCGGCAGCTTGGGCATCCGCATCAGCGAAGCGGCTTTCCAATACTTCCAGTCGAGATTCGTAGGCTTCCACCTGCGATTCGTAGTGATCACGCAAGGAATTGAATTCCTCGATGATCTCGTCGTCGTAGATGTCAGGGTCCAACCGGACTTCGTAGCGACCGGATTGATTCTCGGTCGGCTCTTTCGGGGCAGCTTCCCCCTTTGGTTCCTTGCCTCCCTTGTCCTCTTCGCCTTCGGACTTGAGCTTATCCCGCTCAACATCCACCTGGCGCTCGAACAGCTTTAAGGCACGGTCCAATTCCTCGCGTGTCTCGAAATCAGCAATATCCTCTTCGCTGAATCCATACGCGGATGCCTCGGCTTTGGCTTCATCTCGCCAATCGGCGGACTCTTCCTCGCCGGATTTGTCTTCCTTCTTAGGGTTTGTACTAGCGGACAATGTCCGGTTTGTTGACTGGTCAGTTTCGGGGTCGCGTTCCGTAACTGCTTTGCCCGAACCGAGTTTCTCCGCATCGGACGTTTCTTCGGCTTCTGAAACGGATTCGTCGGCGTTCTGATCTGCGATAATCTGATCGACCGCAGCTTCGATATCCTCGTGCGTTGATTCTTCCGTCAGTTCGATTGTGTCAGCCATCAGGTTCTCCGATTAAATCGTGCAGCGTTAAACCAATGCCGCATAACGCCTTATAAATCGTGCAGCACGAAAGAATAATTCGTGCATCTTTCGTGCAATGTTTCGTGCTAGTCGCCAAACCCGGCATCTGCGTCTGCAAGACCGCGAACCTTGAGCAGTTCACGCCGTCCTTGCCGACTTGTGATTTCCAATTGCCCACTGTCCCGTACAGTGACGCCCTTGATGTTGTGTTTGCGAATCGTTTCCCGCATCTCGCCCACCTGGTTCTTCATGCAGCCGATGCCGTCTGAAATCAGGGGGTCGTGATCGCGGTAGGTATTGGGAAGCGGAAGACGTCCGCCTTCGAGCCAGTTATCGCTTTTCTTGCGTTTCAGGAATTCCTTCCGACTGACTTCTTTCCCGTTGATGATGTACTTCATGCGGGACTCCTTCCCATTGCTGCTGCCATCTGTCCGTTCACCTGTGAACCACCGCCCATCAAAGATTGAATCATCGCGTTGGAACGTGCCTCTTGCGTTCCTCCCGTGGGAATGTTCCTTCGCACGTTCTCCGTCGTCGAATGTGATCCGCCGCTGTTCTGGTCGCCCATCATCATCATGGGATCAGCGAACGTGATGAACCGCTTGAATTCCGGTCGATTCTTCAGACGTGCGATTTCTTCCACGATCGCCTGTGCGTCCAGAGTAGCGCCGGATGCCTGGAACAACGGCCATAGCGGGGTGAGTTGCTGCAAGACCTGGAATAACTCTTGGAGCTTCTGTTCGGGGGTCTTGAAGACCATCGAGTACGGTTCGACCTTGAACTCGTATTCCTCGAACTGACCGTCCCTATGACCAGGAATCCAGTCAGAAGAAACCTCAATTCCTGAGTTTCCGATCTCCATCGACGACTGGATCTCAAGAGTCTGGTCCTCCCACATCAACCTCCCAAGATCGAGAATGCAGTCAGAAGCGAAACCGACCACCGCCATTCGCATGTCGGCCTCGTTCCGCGAAACAGCCCCGTGGATCAATTCCTCTTGCCCGACCGTCGCCGCTTGCGGACCAAGTCCTCCCATCGCTTGAAGGTTTCCGGCGAAGCGGTCGTATTCGTCCTGAATGAACGTCGCCAGAGCCATGTCGCGCTGGTCGATACCGCCCACTTCAAACTGCTTGATCTGCTCCGGTGATCGACCGTTGACCCAGCTATTCCGCTCCGCAGTCCTCACTCTCTCGGCAAAGTCCGCTTCTTGCGGGGGATAGACGTTCACCACGCGGTGGGCGTCCGAATCCGCTTCCATACGTCTATGAAGACGGTTCTGGAGGTCGTGCATCCCCTTCAGGTTTACAGCAGGAGAAGCAGGAATAATGTTGTCGGGAACGCTTCCCAGGGAGAGGAACTTGTACGGTCCCGCCTGAGAACCCTTCCATTCCCGCTCGATCAGCGGGGGAAGGTCTTCGTCACAGGCCATCGTCGCAATGCTGTTGTTCTCAGCAACCCAGACGTCCTGGAGCCAGATCATGTCCTTGAGGTCGTCATCCTCTACCCAGCCGTCTCCCGTGGCGACGTCTCGACCGGACCCTTCGGTTTCCTTCTGCTGTCGGCTGGTGGGCTTCAGCTTGTCCTTCACCGCCTTGGAATACCCAGGCTCGTCCATCACCTTTTCGTAATCAGCCCGGTAGCGGTGACCGCAGTACCGCATCTTGGAAAGCTCCCTGGCGCTCATGTCCAGGATCAGATCATCCAGAGCGACACGGTTGAACCAGGGTTCCCCCAGGTCGAGCCACACGTCTTCCTCTGATTCGAGCAGACCGTGGAAGCGGGTGTCGGTGTCGCGCATCATCACGACTCCGCAGCCCAGGCAGAAGAATGCGTCGAGAACAATCGCCCGGAACGTCTGGTCCAGGTTCATGTCCGCGATCAGCTTGTTCAGGTTCACCTCGAAGCGTCGGGCGAACGGGATATTGTGTTCCCGCGGCGTGGAAACCAGAACTTGCGGACGATTCGCCGCCAGAGCGATCGTGTAGATCCTGGCGGTCTGATTCATCAGATTGACAAGAACCTTGTTGTCGGACCCGGATTCAGAGTACCAGGAACCGACGTAATCCTTGATCAACTGCTTGCGAACGCGGCGAAACGGCTGCAACGCTTCTCGCGAAGTCTTAATCGCCTTGAGAAGACGACCGCGTTTCTCTTTGTCTTTCAGGTCGATCATGCTTGACGCCAAATAAAAAGAGGGAGGCTTTCGCCACCCCCTCATAGGCGTCGATGAATTGAGGCATCTCGGCGGGGATCAATCCGCTTGTGCCAATTGGAACCGGCAAAAGCCAGCCCCTCTATTTTTCAATACTCTTCAACTTCTCTTTCGCGTGGGCCAGATTAAGGACCGCTTGCGAAAACTTCAGGGCTGCGTCTTCTCTCGCCGCATTCGCCTCGACTTTGTCCAGGCATCTGTTAATTGCGGCTTCCATCTTCTTCTCGTCCATCGGGTTCTAACTCCGAAATGAGGACATTGTCCGGTTCTTCTTCACAACCAAAGAAGTATTCTTCCACAAAATCACACACTTCGCTGCGGCATTTTTCGTGCCTGCGATTTATGTAATCAATGAGTTCTGATTCCGAAAAAGAGGGCATTGTCCGGTTTTACTCCATGTGCAAAAGGTCGCGTATGCTGAAACTGGGACTTGATGACCTTGTTCTCCGCTTTTCCTGTTGCTCACGCCACAGGAAGCTCCCATATTCGGCAGTTTCACCGCTTTCCTCTGAACTGTCAACGGATTTTCCCGTTTTCTCCTCGTCGTAGACCAGCCAAGCCACCCCAGCAGCTATGCAACGGTCGCCGTGAGCCTTCTCATCTCCGCTAACATTCTTGGTCGGCCTGTGAACGATTTTGCCGTTCTCCCACTCGTATTCGCCGCATTCACGCACCAGATCATCGCTGCGGACCACGAATTCGCCCGACGCCATCGCGATGCCCATATTCTCGAACAGATTCGCCTTGTCGTCGGTCTTCGTATTCGCCCAACCCGCCTTCCTCGACTTCTTGCGGGAACCGATCTCAGCGACTTCTCGGTAATACACATTCCCGTAGCAGCGGGTTTCCATGATCTCCTTCGCGAACGGACCCGACACGCCCGAATCTTCCCAACCAAGCAGGGCATTCCTCAGCCAGAGACAAAGGCCCAGCACGTTCTGAGCGAAGATGATCGACTGCATTCCCCTGATCGTGTACTCCAAGACCTGCTCGCCCGTCCTGTCGTCGATGCCGCACGCAACCGAATTGCTAGAGTATTCCGTCTCGCCACCCATCGCGATGTCACAGCCCAAGGTAAACGGACCCAGCGGTGCGGAATTGTCGATTCCCGGCTTGAACCACAGCTTGAGAGGGCCGTCGCTGCGCGCGATCAAACCCTTCAGCTTCAGCGTTTCCGAATCGAAGATGGGCTTTCCCTGCCATACCGGGGCTTTCACGTCCCGAAAGCGGACGGTGTCTAGCATTTCGGCATCGAACGGCTTCCCAACGGCTCCGCGGGCGTCCATGTCCAATTCGCGGGCCACGAATCGGGGAGTACCACCCGGCATGAGACAGTGGGCATCGTACCAGGGCGAACGAATCTTCCCCTCGACCTTATGCCCACGTCGCTCGATCCGCTTCAATTCCCGCTTGTGCTCATCCAGGTAAAACCGGACATTGTCCGCTTCTTCAGGGCGAATTGATGCCGGCTTCCCGTCCGTGATCAGGTAAGCATTTCGCGAATGATCCGGGTTATCCTTCCAGTCCAGCTTAATCACCCGGTTGTTCTCAGGATCGGTCGCCGACTCGTAAAACACCCCATTGTCCGTTCCGAACGTCGAAACCAAGATGGTGCAGTTCGTGACGTGGGAAACTGAGGACATGACCTTGAAGTCTTTGTTCCCCGACACGAATTCCTCTGAACCAGGCTCGTCGAACGCGAACATCGTCTTACGGCCACCACGCGCCACGTCTCCCGTCGCCGCGTAACCGGAAAACACGGACCCATTGTGCAGGGCGATGGTGTGCTCGGTCGAATTCCTGGCGTATCCCTTCTTGTGGTTCTTCCGGTTGGGAAGGAACCACGCAGGCAGAAGATCCATCATCCACGCCAGCTTGAACATCACGGCATCGGCATCCGTGCGGGAATCGACCAGTTCTTCGTTCCGTGTGACCAATCCGCCAGAGAAACCGGAATCCTTAAACGCCCGGTGAAGCATCACGCCAAGGTAGAGGTAAGTTCCGCCTTGGGCGCGGGACTTGGGAACGGTCAGCGAAATCGGGTGCTCGTTCTCCGTCGCTTCGTCGATGGTTTCTTCCATCCTGATGATGACGGGGTCTTGATGGGGCCACGTCACGAAGGGCTTTCGCTTGATCTTCGCACGCGGTTCGTAAACCCAGAGGGCAGCGTTGAAGAAAAAGAGAACATCGTCCATGCAAGCCTGATAGAAGACGTCGCGGAATTCCGTGTCCTCGATCGCTCTCTTACGGCAGCGAATACGCCATGCGACGTTTTCAGTGGGGTCTTTCGGTACGCGGAACCGCATTAGCTATCCTTGAACACCCCGCCGAGAATCACCCCGTATTCGTCGTACACCTCTTGCGAAGTCATGCCGACAATATCCACCCGCTCCCCGTCGATGATGACGATTTGCTTGCCCTTGCCGTCCGGCGGTTGGATGTAGTCCGGCGATTGCACGTCGAACCAATATCGCCAGCCGTTCACGAACAGCTTGCACTCCTCAAACGGTGCGTGAACCTTCTGCGTGTCGTACTTCCAATCCATGCGGACTGGAGTGCCACTGAGAAACTCGGCAGTGATGTGCGAGTCGCCCACTTCACCGTCTTCGGTATTCATGAAGGCCACACCGATTGGACAATCAATCGCTCCCGACTCGACATAGAACGGAGCGTGCGGAAATGCTTTATTGCCCTTGGTGGGTGGCGTCAAGCCGATGGCGTAACCGGAGCAGTAGAAGTATTTGATCACCGCTTGAAGGTCATACGTCGTGCCGAAGTCTCCACCTAGCGGTTCGGTGCGTTCCGCCAATGCGGTAATCGCCGGATCGTTGATGAGATAGAGCTTACCGACAGTCGCTTTGGATGAGTGATACATCCGCACGCCGCCGCGTTCACCGAAGCAATTCCACCCGACGATTCCATCCTTCATTCCGATGCAGGCGTCTTCGTAGAACTTGTGGTTCGGTCCCTGGTCCCACGCCCAATAGAGCAGGCCGCGACAGTTGCACGCTTCGATGCCGTCCATCTCGCGCCCGAAGGATGCCGCGCATTGGACATTCACGCGGGTCTTGTTTGGGTTGCCGCGTTCGAGTGCCAGTTCCATCGACTCCCAACCGAAACCATAACCCGACAGATAGAGTCCGTAGCCCGATGAGGAGTACGTGTAGCAATTCTTGACGGTGGAATTCTGCCGCGTAATCCACACGCCTGAACCGTTCGTGCCGAAGGTTTCCCAACGGTATTTTGTGCCGTCCGTGAACTCCACGACTCGCTTGAACTGCGGCTTCTCATGACCCAGACACCCGACGATGACGTTTTCGGTGATTTCGTTCGCGTGCTCCGTCCCGTCCTCTTCCATGATGCCCGCACCGGTATTTCCGAATAGGACATTGTCCTTCACCTGGATATAGTGCGAACCATGAATTGTGATTCCCCATGAGGGGGAGTCTCTAACAACGCACCCGGAAATAGTGGACTGGTAGGGAGAATCACTTCTTCCCCCTGGAGTGCCGAAGGAATGGTGAGAGTGGATTGGATACCGCCCTCTCTGGTTGGTGGCAGTCCACAAGATAGTGCCATCTTCAGCGATGACGGTTTCATCGGTGTCGGTGTCATTCTTCGTTCTCCCCATGTCCCGGAATTCGGTGTATCGCAGATCGACATAACCCCGCATGTGCCACGCGAGATGGCCACGGTTGCCGTTCGGGTTCTCCGAGCGAATTACGATGTCGCGGGTGAGGTTGCATATGTGGGGGAAGCGTTCGAGGCCCGTGTGTTCGTCTCTGAATCCGGGATGGTCGTAATCCAGAGGACGGTCAAACGAGACAATACCTCTCTCAATGGCGGTGATTTTCCTTACTTCGTCATTCTGGTTCGGCATGTGTCTACCGCGCTGGGAGACTGCTTGGATCGTGTCTGGGACGAGAATCTCATCACCGACTTTCCATCCTTGAAGAACTGTTGTCTCCATAAGGATTGAGTCATGCCCTTTTCTGACGTCTGAATAAGCACGCACAAACGGCGTCTTCTCAGTCCCGTGATCCGCGAAGTACCCCAGATTGATAATCCCATTCGACCACCGCTTCGGGTCTTTCTCGAACGGATAGAACGGCAGGTCGCGAATGATTAGCTTGCTGCCGGGGTGCATGATGACTTCGCCGCCGGGGTAGATTAAGAGCGTGCCGACGTTTAATGCTCCGTAGATGTCCAACCGCCCCTTAACAGAAACGATTTCTTGGGTTATCGCTTCGTGGGCAAGAACCTCCTGATTAGTTTCAACAACCACCGCCCCGTCAAACTTCCCGAAGTCCGGGATGTAATCATGCCCCAACCAATCGGAATCTGGAAGCGGGTCGGGATCAGGACCAGGATCAGGCTGTTGAGCATCGGCAATCGCCTTGAGAATCCCGTCGATCTCCGCACCATCGAGATGCCGCTTGTCGCAATAGTCAAGCATCCGGGCTTCGAGGGCATCTCCGTAATCGTTCTGCGAACAGAGCGAACGAATTAGGCTGATCTCAGTCTCGTCCGTCGCTTGGGAGACACGAAGATTCGTGAAGTTCTCTTGTAGTTCGGAATAGCTCATGGACATCTACCTGTCGGGCAGTAGGAACGATAAAAACCGGACATTGTCCGCTTTTGGCGACCGTAAGAACGTCGCGGATTGCCGCGTTCGTGCTCGTTACTGTGGAGTTGTTCCATTTGACGCCTAGAAAGGCCACGCAACTCCCCAGCAGTAAACCCATGAGTCGTTCGGAGGTGATTCTGGATACTGCCAGGGTACGTCCACATCGACCGGCTCCCGAACTGGAGTTGGTAGGATGATGCCTTTGGCTCCGCAGGAACTTTCTCGACCGTCTGCACCGCTTGAGCCTTGTCGTACTTCTGCTTGAACTTCGAGAAACTCTCCCATCCGACTAATCTCCTCCACCCGGTGTTTGAAGTTGGTGATTTGAAATGGATTGTCGGGAAGGCCCCCACGAATGCGGGAGTCTCCGTCACGGGAATGAACCGGAATCCTTCGTAGATGACGGGTTTCGAGTAATCACCACTCACTCCGAGATCAGTGAACATTCTGACGCACACCGGACATTGTCCGCTCACGTAAACGTAGACATCCTCGTAATCCACGGCAGGAGGAGGCGGCGGTTCTTCCGGTGCAGCACCGTCCGGTTCCGGCTTAGGTTCCGGCTTCGGCGGGTCCGGGATGACGATCACAACCTGGTCTTCCGGTTCGGGAACGTCCGCCGACGCTTGAACGCACCCAACCAACAACAGGCAAATAAGCAAGTACCTCATTGGTTCGCCTCCCGCCATTGAAGTGATTCATCGCTTTGGAGCCAGTCGAGCACCAGTTGAATCACCATCTGGATAATCATCGGCCAAAATGCGAATTGGACCGGATTGCGGAATAAGGATGGTCGTTGTACCCGATTGGTGACATAACGGTACGCCGACCGCCGCTTCACCCCATCGGAATTGAACTGCATCGCCGTTGACGATCTCCAGTTGAGAACGTGCGGAGTCACTTCGCGAACGAGGTCCGCCTTCGCACCGTAGTATCGCTTCTCGGCGACTACCGCTTCGGAAACCGAATCGTAACTTGTTCCGTAGACTTTCATACAAGCACGCTTTCTTCCTCGAACTGAAACACGCCCTGCCGCAACCGCTCCACCGCGATTTCGCAATACTTCTCCTCAATCTCGATGCCGATTGCTTTTCGGCCTAATTGCTTCGCCGCCACTAAGGTTGTGCCGCTGCCCATGAAAGGATCGATGATCGTTTGCGGTTCTCCCGCTTCCTTGATGCACCACTTCATCAATGCCAATGGCTTTTGCGTCGGATGGTGTCTCGTCTCCTTATTTGCCCCGCCAAGTTCCTGTAACATTCCTTGAGATCGCCATTTGAACTTACGCACCGCTTTTTTCAGATTTGTCCACGCCAACTCACAATCGGCAAAATCATTTGCGCCGTTATCTTTATCCCATACGAGCCAGCACGACGATTTTCCAAGGTTGTAATAATTTCCGCCGAATACTATTGCGTTCCGAGCAATGGAAACCGACATTTCCACTTCGCTGTCTTTTGTTTCATTATCCCACTCGCTACCGCCATACCCTCTAGCGTTTGCCAGTTTACTTCTGCTTGAATTGCCCCCATGTTCGCCAATCCCATACGGAGGATCAGTCAGCACCAAATCCACCGGCTCCAACTGCGGCAGAACTTCGCGGCAATCAGCGTTGTAAATCGTGATGCCGTACTTCTCGTCGTGGTAGTATGGCTCTATCATGTGAACACGCTCTCCTTCACCCAATCGACCGGACGCGGCTTCGGGGTTGTTAAATCCGATAAGCCGATCATCACCGTGTATCTGTGGTTCCCCATATCATCGACGACCTTGGGAGCTACTTCGGCCCATCCGTTGTTTCCCCAGGATCTCGACCAGGAATTTGCGAGCCAGAGGTATTTTCTTCCATCCCTATCCACTCGTTTCGAGTAACCGAGGAATGCCACAGCATGTCCACCGCCTCCAGTAGTGAATCTCTCAACGACTCCATTATTGTCTGGTCGGAGACCCCAGGAAATTCCGATCTCGACGCCACCCTGTCCGCTGGCCAGATAATCATACACATCAGAGTAATTGCGACAAAACGCATGACTTCGTATTCTGAACGGTTCGGCTGCGGACCATGCTGCATCGGGAATCCTCGACGAATATCTCACAGGGTTCGGGTACGGAAATACTTCCAAAGGACACATACCATACTGCTGAGCACACTTACGGCCACCGTTGATCGTGCTGCCGGAATCCCTTCCCAACAACCCGTCAATCTTCTGCGTCGCCAAGTACGCGAAGATGTTCGAGAACTGGGTCACTTCGCCCGTCGCGATGTGGTAAGACATCTCGCAGACCGAGGCCAAGGCATGGCCCTGGCAGCTTCCCATCGAACCCTGATTCTCGATTTTGTGCCACGGACGGGGATCAATCTCTTCGGGTGCGGAATACAGACCGCGAACGAGGTCGCGAAAGTCGGTCGCGTCTTGCTCCAACTCCGCTCGCTGCTCTAATTCAATCGGGTATCCCGTGAATTCGCTCATTCAGAATTTCCGTTCGCGTTCCATTCTTCGGAGAGTCTGCTCGGCGGTTTCTCCAGGAAGCATCTCATAACCACAACCAATCGTTCCGCCCTTCCACGATCCAGTTCTCTCGCCAACTTCGCCATCGAATGAAACGTCGATTGACTGACTCCGCGTTGCGAACAACGGACACCACTGCAACCATCGTTGACGCCACTCTCTCCGCTCGACGTAAACAGTTGCGGTGCGTTCTTGCACTTCACCGGATTTCAACTTGTAAGTGTAGGGAAACGATTCTTCCCGCCGTCCATCATCGCCTTCTTCGTAGCTGGCGATATACGGAACCCACGATCCATCTGGACGCAGAACCTCGCATTTGATGTGTTTCAGCATCCACGGCATATATAAGCATTTTGAGTGTTTCCCCCAGCAGAACCACAACTCACGATAGTAATAGTAGACTCCCCACGACTCCATCATATCGTGCGGACTGCGACGGTAACGGTCGAGAAATGGTAGTGCGATCAGGAATCCGAAAAAGTCCAGGCAGTACTCTTCCTCGAACAAGCACAACTTAAGAGATGGCCTGAATCTGCAACCTCTAAGACTTTGCTTTATTCTGTAACTTGCTGAAAAAGTTGACATTTGAAACCTTTCATCTATCACCAGTCACCACGAACAGAATCAGCAGTAACAACAGAATGCCATCGATGCTCATTTCTTCAAAGCCTCGCCTATCTCGCGGTAAACAGAAGCGGACTTTGTCCGGTCCCACTTCCTATGAATTTTTCAGAGTATAACCTTCCTCAAAAGGCTTTTGCGGGCTGAATGATGTGTATCTGTCCTCGTACTGGACGAAATAACCACCAACCTCCGGTTTATGTCTGTCAATCCATTCAGAACCGACGTCACGTGCAGAATACCCCTCATCAAAAAAGAGTCGCGTGCCTACAACGTCTCGAATCTGCAACGCCCACACTTCTTTGTGACAGACGTATTTCGGCATCTGAACTTTATTCATTTTTCAATCCTTGTCCTATTTCTGTATAAACCTTCGCAGCCGATTCACGCGACCACTTCCCATTCCCAATCCGATCCTGCATGTACTCATTCACCAACTTGAAAGCCGCGTCCCTCGCCGCCTTATTCCGCTCGGAGAGGAAATTGTGGGCTTCTCGGCCAGTCGTAATCTCGCCAGACTCGACCATTTTCCCGGCTTCAAGAAATTGGTCACCCAAAAGCCGGTGATACTGCTTCGACTTCTGAACCGCCTTCTCCAACGGCCCTGACGGGGATGGCGTCGGCTCAACACCACCCCCGTCCTGAATACAACCAACCAGGGAAGACGCCAGCAATAGTAGGCTATACCTCATGGGTGTGGTCACCATCTTTCTTGCACTTCAGCAGCCTACAAACGAGGTCTTCGATTGCCTGCTCAGCTTCGCTATCACCACGAATGGGTTCCACCGCACGCAACAGCAAATCAATCTGCTCCCCAGGCTTCGGGGTATCCGAAGAGATTTGATCACCCCCCTTCAACAACTGATCGAAGAGTTTCTTCACCCAATCACCCAGACCTGGAACCCACTTGTTGAGCAATCCCGGAAGGAACGCAGCGAGAATCGTCCACAGAATCTTCGCGAACTCCGCAGGAAGCTCAATCGACGTCCCAGGCACAAGAGCCTGTTGGCCCTTCACGAACCCCATCGAAGGCAAAACAGCGAACGTCGCCGCAGCCAAACCCAGGGAAGCAATCATCTGACGATTCGTTGGTTGACTCATGTGTTATCCGCCAAGAACTTCCTCAGAACATTGACCAAAACAGCCGCTCCAGCTGTGACATGAGGAGTCCACTCCCCGAAGTCAATGTCACCGATGCTTTCAGTGAAGGTCGCCAGAAAAGCCCCGGAACCCGCCACAAAGCAGCCGACAAACAGCTTCCACAAGTCTGTCCCGTCCAAACTGAACGGTTTCGACTCGCTCTTGCCTGTCGAAAGAATCTTTCCCATCTCATCACCTCGAAACACATACAAAGCATAAATCGGAGCGACCACCAACGCCAGAATCAAGAAGTCACTCATTTCAGCAACTTCAAAGCCTCATCCATCTTGTCCTCAATCCGAATGAGCACCCGCTTGTTCTCCTCCTGCTGCACCTGGAGAACCTTCACGTCCTGAGCATTCAATAACGCCCTCGACTTCGCAGCATCAACCTCAGAAGGAATATCAGACATCTGCATCACCTGAGCAGAGATAAAAGTCGCCCACAAAGTCGCACCCGGAAGAACCACACTCAGAGTCCACCGAAACCATGCGGGAAATGTGATCGCGTCCTCACTAGCCATCTGTCACGGTTCCATTCAAAAAAGACCAGGCCCGCCTTCAGGATTGTCCACTTGCAAACAACAACTGTCAACAACAACCCCACACTAAACATAATGATCAAGTGTGACACCAATTCCATATGCCGCCCATTTCTCTCAGTCAACAAAGCGGACATTGTCCGGTTTTCATCAGAGTCCATGCTGCTCTAACCACTGCCGGAACTTGCCCGTTTCCAATTGCTGCAAGCCGGTCCACCCGATTGGCCACCCCATGAGCCACTCGACCCAAGGCGGGTTCAGTTGTCCACCAATCGATGTGCTGTTTCGAATCGCCTTCCCGAATTCCCCATCCCCTTGCCCCTGGCTCGAACTCAACCCGTAAGGCGTCGGAAACTTCTCCGCTTTCGCCACTGCCGTGTGAAGATTGTCCCCGCCTGCTCCCGGTCGATCGGTCGCCGCAAAGTCCGGCCCTTGTTTTGAGGCCCGCGGAGTAGGCCACAATCCACAACCGCTTCCTGAGATGGTTCGCACCAACGTCTTCCGCTGATACAACATCCCATTCCGCATCGAACCCTGCCTCTGCCAAGTCTCCGAGGATTTGGCCGAAATAATCGAATCGAATAAGGCCGGGTACGTTTTCCAACAAGCAGAATCGCGGTCCCACTTCGCGAATGACCCGGATGGTTTCGGGCCACATATTCCGTTCGTCGTCCGCTCCGTCTCGCTTTCCGGCAACCGAGAATGGCTGACACGGGAATCCCGCAGTGACGACATCCACAATTCCACGCCACGGTCTACCATCGAATGTTCGGACGTCGTCCCAGACTGGGAACAAAGGCAGCAAACCGTCCCGCTGGCGTCGGAGCAACACCTCTCGGCAATACGACTCTTTTTCCACTCCGCAGACGGGCTTCCAACCGAGCAATCGGGTTCCAAGCAACCCACCACCAATTCCGGTAAACAGTGATAACTCATTCATATGTTCCCCAGTAAACAAAGCGGACATTGTCCGGTTTCACGACATTTACTTCGTATGTTCAAAAACCTCGACGCTCGTACTCGCGATACCACTCAGCGTCGCGATCCTTAATCGGGGTGCGGTAAAAAGAATCAGATCGGTACTTCTTCTCGACAGGCTTCGTCAGGGCTTCCTCATCAGACCAACCACGGTCTAAACGGCTGCGAATAAGAGATTGGTCAATCCCTAGGCGTTCTGACCATTCAGGAAGAGACATAGTCTCCCCGTTAAGCGACAAATACAACGTGTTGGACCTGTTTCTGCACTGCTCCTCTGCTGTCGCCCATCGACAATTTCCAGGATCGTAATCACCGTCATTGTCAATCCGGTCAATCGAATGACCAGCACTAGGACGACGCCCCATGTCATCCAGAAACGCCACAAAAGACTCAACCCAACGATCGCAAACCTTAATCCCGCGACCACCATAACGTGAATTCGACTTGTCGGCACAACGAGAAATCATCGACTTCCAACTCGAATACTCAGGAGTGCCACAACCACCATGCTTCGGAGTACCACCGCCATACAACTTGCCTAGGCGATGACCACGCTCAACAGCAAGCTCACGAGCAAGACAACCGCAAGACGTTGTATTCCCGTTACGCAAAGCATAAAGACGGTACACGCCAACATTACCGCAATCACACTCGCACTTCATAGCACGCTGACGCTGAGAACCAGACACAAAAGGCTCTGACTCCTCAACCACAACCAAGCGGCCAAAGCGATCACCAGGATTAACTATCGTGCGTTTTGCTGCCATAAACACAAGATAACAACGTATATGAGCTAGTGCAACCCTATCTTACCACGCATTGGGTGTGTCGATTCTGGGTGGATATACGATAGGAGTCACTCCGACCACCGGCCCGGTCTGGTTCGGATCTGAGCCGGTTCGCTTCGCCTGGCCCACCGCTCGCCGCTGCTGCCATCGCTCACCCTTCGATCATCTCATCGAGCAGCGCCTGCATCTCATCAACGCTGCGGCGCTCCATGCGTAGCACTTCGCTCTCATCATCAGCGTTAGCTGTGGCCTTAGCAGCTACGTCCACGAACTTGGCATACGAACGGATACTGGTTTCCAACCACCCGAGGGCGGACCACGAGGGAGCAGGGGAAAGCGCCTCGCCCAGGTCCACCTTCGTGGCATGTCCAGGCTGCTCATCAACGCACCGCAACCGATTAGCCTGCACCCATCCAACCTCAGCCGCAAGCGAAGCATTCGCAGGAAGCTCCGGCCAGTGATCAGGTATCGCACCGAGTCCTTGAATCTGCCCATCATCCGCCTTCGGGGAAGACGTCGCATCCCCATCAGGGGAATTCCGGACATCTTTGTCCAACAGGACAATGTCCGGTTTGTTGACTGGCGGATACATTCGATCCAGTTCACCGTACACCCACTGCTGCCGCTCATGCTTGTCAGGAATGGACTTCTTAGCCTCTTTCATCATCTCGTTACGCTGAAGCTCGATCTGCCCTCTCCAGCGGCCTTCGCTCTCCAGACGCTTGTAAACAGCACCGATGTCGATTTCTCCGCGCGTGCGAGAGCTTTCTTCGCTGTCGAGAGCATTAGCGGAATCGGTGGCGGGGACGTCCCCCGGAGTTTGCGTGTTGGTTTGAGTTGTGCTTTGACTGTTGTCTTGTGTGCTGGTTTGAGTTGTGTCCTGAGTGTTGGTTTGGTT